CTGGACGGTCAATTTCCCCAGTTTCCCCAGTTCTCCCCAGTTGGACTGTGGAAACCGTGGACCACACTCTCCCCAGTTCCACAGTCCTTTAGGACTGGAACTGAGGAGTGGGGACACTAGTGAGGGCAAACGGCTGTCGATCCTCGGTCCCGATTTTCCCCCAGTTGATAGCGTCTCATTTGCTGCAACTGTCGTTGCACCATACGGGGCAAGGCACTATATGCGACCTCGGCAGTCCTGATCAAAGTTCCCGACCCGAACTTTGATGCTGCTGGAGGATCGGACAATGGCAACCGGGTTCATCGCTTACTATCGCGTCTCGACCAAACGGCAGGGGCAATCGGGCCTCGGCCTCGAAGCTCAACGGGCTGCGGTCATCGCGCATATCGGGAAGGCTCCCGATCACGAGTTCACCGAAGTCGAGTCCGGCAAGCTGTCGGATCGTCCCGAGCTGCGGAAAGCGCTCGACCTCGCGGAGCTGACCGGCGCAACGCTGGTGGTCGCCAAGCTCGACAGGCTTAGCCGCAACGCCGCGTTCCTGCTGACGCTGCGGGACAAGTCGAAGGTGCCGATCCTGTTCGCGGATATGCCGCAAGCGGATCGCCTCACAATCGGCGTCATGGCGATGCTGGCCGAATGGGAGCGCGAACAGATAGGCGCACGGACCAAAGCCGCCCTCGCTGCCGCCAAGGCGCGTGGAACGGTCCTCGGCGGCGACAGGGGCAACCTCGGCGCTGTCAGGGCCGCAGGGACGCGCCACAGCGCTCAGCGGCGCTCTGACGCGGCCAAGCGCCGCGCCGAGCTTGTGCGGCCTCATATCGAAGCTGCGCGGGCTGCCGGTCACTCGTCCACCAGGGCGATTGCAGCCTATCTCAACGGGAAGGGCATTCGGACCGTTCGCGGTTCCGAGTGGCGGTCAGGTTCGGTCGGTCGGCTGCTCGCCAGCCTCTAGGGCCTCGCTCCCGGCAGGAGCCGCGCCAGTATCTCCCTCGCGCAGTAGGACAGGTAGGACGCGCCGCCTCGCTGCCAGCATTCCTGCACGATCTGCACCGCGTCCCTGACGCCTCGCTCGTAGTCGTCGTTCTCCGCAGCCCTATGCTTCTCCGCCAGGTCATCCATGTAACCGGCCAGCAGCCGCTCTTGCAGCTGCCTGCCTTCGATCCGGTGCCATTGCTGGAGCTTCCGCAACCGGCGTCCGCTCTCCAGTGTGTAGCGCTCCTGCCGCTCGCTCATACCTCGATGCCTTCCCCTATCGCTCGGCCTCGAATGCTCCTGATTGCGTCGGCAACCGTGAACCCGCCACGGGCCGAAGCGCCGTAGCGGATCAACCCGCCGCCACGCATGAAGCCAACGGTGATAAACAGCCCGCCGCCCTCCATCTGCTTGCAGGTCACCTTGCCAGCGCCGGGGAAGGCGGACCGCACCTGCGCCAGGGCGAACGATGTAGCCTTGTCGTGGATCATCCGATGCGTTCTCCGTTGTTCGTGGGGTAGGGCTGACCAAAGCCGCCGATGATGCCTCCGGGCAGCAGCTGGCGGTCACGCATGGCTTGCGCGCATATCGCCAGCTCAAGAGCGCCGAAGTCGTCAAAGCCGGTCAGGAGCCGCGCTCGATCCTCAAGCCACTCGGCCACCACCTCCAGCTGGAGCTGCGCCGCATCCGTCACGGGCGGAGCCACGGGTGCCAGCCGACGAACAGGCCGTGGAAGCGCCAGCCATACCAGCGCGTCGTCCGGGCGTGGACGATCAACCGCCAAGTCACCGCGTCACTCCGTTGGCCAACGCCTTCAGGCCAGTGATTGCGTAGGCAATGGTCACAATGTCGGACCGTCTCGCGCCTTCGCCGTATGGCGGCTCCGACGCTTCGCCTCGCTCGATCTTCCCCGCCCGGTGGCTGTTGATGCAGCGGTCCAGCCACGGCGGTCCCTCCAGGAACCAAATCTCGTCAACGCAGAGGGCCTGAACCGCCTTGCGGACCGCGTGACCTGCGCTGGTCAGGATGTTGTCGAAGTGGGCGAACCGTGCGGCGTCGTTGCCGGTCAGCTCGGCCATGCGGAACTTGTAGCGGACGTTGGGGCGACCGATCCGCTCGTCATAGCCGCATTGCGCGGTTCCGAGCGATTGCAGGTCCATCCAGTAGAGCGCGCCGTATTCCCTGCCAAGCTCGCGCAATACGGCAGGGTCAGCGCCGTGGCCGTCCAGCATTCCCTCGAACCATGCCCGCCCGATAGGATCGCGGCGTTCCCTCGCATGGGGCGCTCGCGCCGCCTTGCTGAACAGCGTCTCGCATTCCTCGCGGACCACTTTGAACATGGCCTCGCGTTCCTCGGATTCGGTCAATGGCCGCTTGGACTTCGGAAGCTCGATGCTTCCAGCTTCCAGCAGCTTCTGTGCCGGCGTGTTCACCAGCATCTCCAGCCGCACCCTGTCCGACACGCTCAGGACTCCGCGCGCGTGGTGCGCCCTGGTCTGCAATGTCCCTTTGTCGAGGGTCCGATCAATCTTCGTTCGGCCCCGCCCGCGCCTTGCCATTCGTTCCTACTCCCCGCCCGCTTACTCGGCCTGTGGGCCGAGCTTCCTGCAAATTGACCTGAAGAGCTGTTCCCCGATCTCGACCGGCACTCCCGCCGCCAGTGAGGCAGCTGCGATGCAGCCGCTTTCGGCCAAGGCGTCCGCGAAGCGATCGCACAAGCTAACGCCCTGGATGCTATCCCGGACAATGTAGAAACCGTTCGTTGGTGCGTTCATGGCTTCCCCCGCCCTGATTGATTCAGCTGCTCGGCCTCACGGTGTAGGTTCCGGGCTGGACGCGCTTGCCGACGACGACGAACTCGCGTTCGGTGCCCTTGTGGTCCTTCGCCTCGGCAATCTCGAACGCGCCGTTGGCCAGCCATGAGGCGAAAATCTTCTTGGCGCGCTGCTTGTCGGCTGTGCTGTTGCGGTCGCCGTCAAGCACGTCGATGATCAGCTTCCCGACCCAACGGGTTGCCCGCAGGTCGTGGCGAACGCCGCCTTCCTCTTTGCTCTTCACAGCGACCATTTCCTGAACGCGGACCAGATGCTCTGTGGTCACTCCGTCGAACACATCGGGCGCGTTCCACGGGACGACGACGCCGATGTTGTCGCCGTTGGCGAGCTGGACCGACTCGATCTTGAACCACTCGCTGTCGTCTGCGGGCGGGGCGCGGTTGTTCTTGTCGTCGTAAACCCTGAAGTAGCGCCGCCGCTCTTCGCCGGGGATGTTCCAGCCCTCGGCCTGTTCCTTGTCCATGCGGTTCATGGTCAGGACCGAACGGCAGGCGGCGGTCAGTGCGACGGCTCCGCGCGCCGAATTGGCGTCAACCTCCCCGGCCCGAGCCTTCGCAACATGGTGCGCGATACAGATTGCGGCGTTGGACTCGGTGGCGATGCGCCCGAGCGCCTTCACAATGGCGTCGATTGCCATGTTGTCGTTCTCGTCAACGCCGTGAAGCGAAACGAACGGGTCAAGGTCCAGATAGTCGAGCTTCGCCGCGATGAGTGCGCGGGTCAGTTCCTCGATGACCGCGCTGTCCACCGTCACTCCGCTCAGCGGGTGAACCTTGGCCAGCTTCATGATCGCCCCGTCCATTGCGCTGTCCACGAACAGGCGGTCGCCCAAGTCCTCGGCGGTCAGGCCGAAGTGCTGGCAGGCAGCTTGGATGGAGCGCGTCTGCTCCTCCAAGTTGTCCTCATGGTTCCAGAGCCAAACCCGCTTCGGGCCGTGATGGATGGTCTTTCCGAGAAGCGGCTTGCCCGTCGCCAGCGCCAGAGCGCGGCCAACCTTGTAGGTCGTCTTGCCCGCCGCTCCGGGAGCGATCACGGCGCTGACATGCTTGCGCTGCAATTCGTAGCCATAGAGGAAGTCGCGCTTCGGGATGGTCGCCGGGTCGCGCCATGTGTAGGCCGTGGGCGCGATGACCAGCGCGGGCGTTTCGACCGCCCGGAGCGGCGCTGCCTCTTCGATCCGCTGCGCCACGCTCATGCAGCGCGCCTCCGCAGCTCGTCATTCCAATCGCGATACTCTGGCGAGGGGAAGATGCAGCGGACCTCAAGCCCGCGCTCGATGTAAGCGGTAGCGGCTGCGTCGGCAGCCGCGCGTCCCGGATCGTCGTTCTGTCCGGCGATGATGATGCTGTGGACCTCGGGCGGAAAGCCGATGAAGGGTAACAGCCCGGTGCCGCACGAAACGAACACTGGCGTTTCCGGGTGCATCTGCCGGATGCTCAACCCATCCTCCGGCCCTTCGGTCACGATTACCTCGGCTTGCGGCTTGTCGAGCCGCAAAGCGGACCCTCTGATGCGTCCAAGGGTCAGTTTCACCGCCGCCTTGTCTGGTCGCTCCCCATCAACGAAGATGCGCTGGATTCCGGTCAGGTTGCCGCCCGTGTCCTGACACACGCAAACCAGGGCAGGGCGCTTGCGTCCCCATTCCCCGGTGTCGGTGTTCCGCCATGATGGGGCCATTGCGAAACGCACGGTCCCGGCGAAGCGCGGCATGGCAGTTATGCCACGCGCGCGAAGATAGGCTTCGCCCTGCGTTCCCTCGATCTGTCCGGCCTCGGCAAAGAAGGCAATCGCCGCCTTGCGGTTCGCGTCGTCCTCGGCGGATTGCGCCTCGATCCTGCGTGTCCGCTCCTCGGCGCTCACGGTCGGCAGGTCGGACGCGCCAAGGTAGCGCAGCGCGGCCAAGAAGCCGACATTCTCGCGCTCCATGATAAAGCGGATGTGGTCGCCGCTCCGGCCGCAGCCGAAGCAGTAGTAGGTGCCCTTGCTGTCGTTGACCCGGAAGGAAGGTGTTCGCTCTTTGTGGAACGGACAAAGGCCGACCAATTCCCTTGGTCCGGCCCGCTTTAGATCGGTGTAGCGCCCTATCAGGTCGCTGATGTTGTGTCGCGCACGGGTTTCCTCGACCAACCGCTGAAACTCGGCATCCCGCTCATGCCTCGTCGTCCGGCGGTCGGCGCAAGCCACCCCCCCATTATTGTTCATTTCGTCGGTAGAACCTCCGTGGGCTGGAGTCGGTCGTAGGCCGCACGGAAGGCGCGTTCAGCTCGGGCCATTGCTTCTACATGGCAACGGTCAGCGAGCAGCAGCGGATTGGTGACGGCTGCGAGTGTCAGTTTACGGTGGCGATCCCAAAGGGACGCGACCGTGGCTTCGGTGACCGCGAGGCGATCAGCGACGGCCACTCAAGCGGCTTCCGCTTGGTCTAGCGGCTCCGGCTGAAGGCGGAGGAGTCGGTCGAGGTCCGACTTCCGCGCCCAAATCTCGGATCGCTTCTGGCCGAGGCGGATCACGGGAATCTTGTCGTCCTCCACCATCCGGTAAACGGCGGCGCGGGTCAGCGGCTTGCCGCCGTTGAGGTGGCTGTTGAGATAATCCGCGATTGCCTGCGCTCCTCGGTAGAGGCCGTTTTCAGTTGGTGCTTGCACGGTTCGCGTTCTTTCCCTATCCTTAGCGGCGAATGTAAGCGGTGCGCCTTGAATGGATGTGTTCTAGTCAATTCGCGCCGCGCTCGCAAGGGGCTGGTGGCAAGCTTGTCCACAATTGAATTTTCGTTCGGCCAGATCGAAGCCGTCTGCGCGCGTCTCAGTCGGATTGCGTCCGACAAGCGCGTGGCCTTCATGGGGCGGCTGAAGCAGCTGCAGAAGCACGACATCATCGAGCGCGACCGGCGACCCGGTAAGGGCAAGCCGGGAACCTACTCGTTCTCGGACCTCATGCGGTTCGTTGTCGCAGTTGAGCTGATGCAGTGCGGGCTGATGCCGAAAATGGCGGCCGACTTGGTGACCGGCAGCTGGAGCCTGCTGCGATACAGCGTCTATTCCGCGACCCACACTCGTGAAGAGCTGGAAGAGTGGATGGAGATGCCGCACGGCCCCGAGACGAGCGATTGGTTCTGGATGCTCACGCCCGAGGCGCTGCGGGAAATGTCACAGGACGGGCTTGGCAAATACGATCACATGGAAGCGATCTTGGCGGTGCCCTTCGAGGAAGTGGCGGAGCGCCTTCGTGCGGACCGAGAGATCGGTGTGTTCGGCGAGAGCTGGAGGACAATTGCGCTGCATGGGACGATGATCACCCAGGCGGTTGTCAGCATCGTCGAGGACGAGTTTCAGTATGCGACCCGCGAACAGATGCGCGAGGATCTGATGGAGCGGGTGCGCGAGCTGGATCAAATCCTAGAAGAGCAGCCGATTGGCGGCGTCGAGGAATCTATCCGCAACAGGTTCGAGAACATCAAAACCCAAACAATCGAGGCCATGGCGAGCACGGCGCGGCGAGCGCGCTTTCACCCGACGCCATCCGCCGAGGCGCGGCAGGCGAGGAAGAAAATCGAAAGACTACAGCGCTCTGAGCCTCATGTTCTGGCCTACATTTGCCATGAGGAACTGAATGGCCAGGATACCGCCGACCTGAAGGCGATGAACAGCGCGATGTTGCACGGGCTGGTTGTGCCTGACATGGAGTCTGACAAGCTGGAGCTGAAGCTCTCGCCGCTCGGTCGCGCCGTCAAACGCATTGCCGAGAATGTCTATAAAATCCAGATCGCGCCTAGCGCGATCGAAGATTGGCGCGCGGAGTGCGCCGCCAAGATCAGCGAGCAAGTGCAGCGGAAGATTGACGCGCTGATCCTGAGCGATCCCGATTATCCCGAGGATGACGAAGCCCTGCAGCGATGGGCGCGACACGGCGGCAAATTCCCGGTCAGGACCAAGAAGTCCAAGGAGACTGCGCGGAAGTTCATTCAAGGGATGCGCGAAGCGACAAAAGACGATCCCGAAATGTGGGATGAGTTCGTGGAAATATTGAAGCGCGCCGAGGCTCGAGAAAATGGCAACGATCAAGAAGCGTAGCTGGATCACCAGCAAAGGCGAACGCCGCGAGGCGTGGCTGCTGCGCTATACGGACGCCAGCGGAAGGCGCCGCGCGAAGCAATTCCCCAAGAAGGGCGATGCGGAGGCGTATCGCATCAAGTCCGGGTGGGAGATCGCCCAGGGCGTTCACACGCCGGACTCTGCGAGCATCACCGTAGCCGAGGCGGCCGACCTCTGGCTGGACGCTGCGCGCAGGCCAAGCCGCCGCCGCTCCAGCCCCGCCGAGCGCTCCACGATCAAATCCTACGAGGAAATATCCCGGCTCCATATCAAGCCGCTGCTCGGCCCCGAAAAGCTCTCGAAGCTGACGCTGCCCGCCGTCGAGGCTTATGTTGACGCGCTGCTCGCAACGCGGTCACAGGCAATGGCCGGCAAGGCTGTCCGCGCTCTCAGCTCGATCCTGACGGAAGCGCAGCGGCGCGGCCTCGTGGCGCAGAATGTCGCCAAGGGCGTCAAGGTCGTTCGCGCGAAGCGGGACAAGAAGAAGATCGTTGTTCCTTCAAAGGCCGATGTGCGAGCCATGCTCGACACGGCGGAGGCGGCATTCCCCGACTTTTATCCGAGGCTGCTCACCGTGGCGTTCACCGGGCTGCGGTCGTCCGAGTTGCGGGGCCTTCGACGCTGCGATGCGGACCTGAAGGCGGGCGAGATAACGGTCTGTCAGCGCGCCGATCAGTGGGGCGTGATTGGCGCTCCGAAGTCGCAAGCGGGGCAGCGCACGATCCCGATCCCGCCGCTGCTGGTGTCGGTCCTTCGCGCGTGGATGCTTCGCGCGCCGCATTCTCCTCTTGGGCTGCTGTTCCCGAATAGCGAGGGCGGGGTGCTGCTGCACTCGAACATGCTCAATCGGGAATACTGGCCGCTCCAGCTTGCGGCGGGCCTGACCGCCGACAGCGGCAGGCGCGACGGGGACGGACGCCCGATCCTCCGCGCCAAGTATGACTTCCACTCGCTGCGGCACTTTGCCGCCTCGGCGTGGATCAAGCAGAAGGTCGATCTGAAACGGCTGACAACCTGGCTCGGCCATGCGAGCGTTCAGACGACGCTCGACATTTACGGGCACCTGATCCGCGACGAGCTTGGCGATGCGGCGCTCGTCGCCGCAGCGCAAGCGGAGCTGCTGGCTTAAACATTCCAAACGGGAATAATGTGTTCGCTGCCACACGAATGGCACACGGCGGTGCGAAAATCGCGGTTTCCTGCGGGGTGACAGCGGAATCATAATCCGCGTGTCGGGGGTTCAAGTCCCTCCTCCGCTACCAAGCGAAAATGTTGGAAAACCGCCGTTTTGTCCCGCAAGGTGCGGAACAATGCAGTTCTCGTTTGTTCGCGTTTATTTTCGCAGTTTTCCGGCCTTTCGTGAATGTCGCCTCTTTGTCCGTGGCACATGAATGGCACACGGCGGCCCAAATAAAGTTAGCCCTGAGGGTTGACTTTTCGGCGGCGGTATGATAGTCTTTGGCAAGATTGGATATTTGCGTTCAGGCCGTCCGTATGGGCGGCCTTTTCTGTATCTGGCCGCGTGTAGGAACGGGCGGCTGGATGTGCCGCTGATCGTCGCAGTTGGCACAACCTTGGCGCGGCGGTTCGGAAGATCGCTCCCCGCAAGCCTGTCCGGTTTGGTTGGGCGGACATTGGGCTGCCGGTGACTGAGGCCGTGGTTATGCCATTGGCCACGCCCTTCCGCGACCCGGCCCGTCGCGCCTTTTTTTAGTTTCGGGCCTCGGCCCGCACCCGCTCGTTCACCTAGCAAGGCGAGCATCCAAAAGCGTAGCGCCTCTTCGCGGTCGCAACGGGCGGGATAATTCCAGGAGCGCCCCTTATGCCACGCAAAGCGAAAGCCGAGCCGGAAGGCGAAAAGCGCGGGCGCGGACAGCCGACGAAATACCGGCCCGAATACTGCGAGCAGGTCATCGCATGGGGCAAGGAAGGCAAGTCAATCGCTCAAATGGCTGCGGAGCTTGGCGTTTCCTACAACAGCGTTCTGGTAAACTGGCCGAAGCAGCATCCCGAGTTCAGGGAAGCGATGGAGCTGTGGGAAGTCCACGCTCAGGCGTTCTGGGAAGAGAAGATCCCCGCCAATCTCACCAATCGCGAGTTTCAGGCGCATCTTTATCTCCGCTCCATGGCTGCGCGGTTCCCGAAGCACTGGCGCGAATCGACGCGGAGCGAGCTGACCGGCCCGAATGGCGAGCCGCTTAACCCGCCGGCCAAGTTGCCGGATGTGTCCTACCTTACTGAGGATCAGCTGGCGGTGCTCGCCACGATCCGCCTCAGGGACGGTGAAGACGATCAGGAGATGGTGCGGCATTGACCGCAGTTGACGCTGCGGTCGTCGAGGCCGCGCGCTGCGAGCTGGCGAGGCGCAGCTTTCCCCGTTTCGCGTGCATGGTCGATATTCCGACCCTGCCGCCCGATGATGAAGATTTAGGCGAGGACGATCCGTTTCCTGTTCGTCGGCTGGATGCCGGGTTGGCGGCGCATCATGCGCTGCTGTGCCAGAAGCTTCAGGAAGTCGAGGCGGGGGCGCTTGACAACCTTATGGTGCTGATGCCTCCGGGTTCGGCAAAGTCCACTTACGTTGATGTTGTTTTCGTGCCGTGGTTTATGGCGAAGCGGAAGCGCCGCCATGTAATCCTGGCGAGCTACGCGAGCGACATTGCACAGAAACAGGGCCGCCGTGCTCGCCAGCTGATTAAGTCGCCGTCGTTCCAGAACCTGATGGGTGGCATTTCGCTGACGGCCGATCACAAGGCCGCCGACGAATGGAGCCTGACGAACGGTTCCGAGTATATGTCGGGCGGCTTGCTGTCGGGTCTCACCGGCAACCGCGCAGCGCTCGGCATTCTGGACGATCCCATTCGCGGACGCGAGGCGGCGGAAAGCCAAACGATCCGCAATAAGACTTGGGACGCCTATCAGGACGATTTTTGCTCGCGCCTTATTCCGGGCGCTCCGCAGATTATGATTCTCACCCGCTGGCACGAAGATGATCCAGCGGGCCGCATTCTTCCCGAAAAGTGGGACGGCGAATCCGGCTGGATGGACGGGCGCGACGGGCGGTGTTGGTTTGTTATCTGCCTTCCCGCGCTGTGCGACCGGGACGACGATCCGCTAGGCCGCGAGATTGGGGAAAGCCTCTGGCCGGAATGGTTCGGAGGCAAAACCGGCGATCCGATGGATCACTGGCGTCCGTTCCAGCGCGACCACCGCGCATGGACCAGCCTCTACCAGCAAAAGCCCTCGCCAGAGGACGGCACATTCTTTCAGAAGGCATGGCTCCCCTCTTGGGCTGAGAGGCCGAAGCATCTCCGCATCTACGGGACCAGCGATTACGCAGTCTCGGAAGGCAAGGGCGATTACACCGTCCATCGCGTGTGGGGAGTCGATGCCGACGACAACCTTTACCGGTTAGACGGCTGGCGCGGACAGACGGCCTCCGATCAGTGGATTGACCGCAAGCTGGACCTGATTCAGCTGCACAAGCCGCTGGCTTGGTTTGGCGAGTCCGGTGTCATCCAGAAGGCGATTGAGCCTGCCCTTCGCAAGCGGATGACTGAACGCTCGATCTATTGTCGCCTCGAATGGCTCCCGAGCATCGCGGACAAAGCATCGCGGGCGCGGGGCTTTCAAGCCCGCGCGGCGATGGGGAAGGTCTTTTTCGAGCCTGACGCCGATCTGGCGGAGTTCATGGCGTTCCCCGCCGGTAAGAATGACGACGATGTGGACACCGCGTCGTTGATTGGTCGGGCGCTGGATCAGGCGCACCCGGCAATCGTCCCCGCAGGCAAGCGCAAGGCTGACGATGACGATTACGGACTCGTTGAGCCGGACGAGGACGACTGGAAAACTATCTGATCGCGGGGGTTCCGATGATCTGGTGGAAGCCGATCAGCGACTGCTTCGCGGCGGTCGGCTCCTGGGACAAGCGCCCCGGTTTTGAAACGCGCGGTTTGGCATCGCAGCTGATGCGGGCGCGATTCCCGAGCTTCGGCAGCGCGACCATTCCGGCGAACGACCGCGACTCAATCAAATGGTAAGGGGAGGGTTGATTGGCTGACGACAACGCCTCTCCACAGGACCAACACGCTCTTTATGTTCGCCAATTCGAGGAGGCCGAACAAGCGGGGCTTACGGGCCGCCGCGAATCCGAGAAGGCCCGCGATTATTTCGATGGGCGGCAATTCACCGCCGCCGAGGAAAAGCGGCTCCGCCGCCGCAAGCAGCCCATCACGCCGATCAACCTTGTGCGCTCCAAGATTGAAGCGTGCTGCGGGCTGGAGCGGCAGACGCGCACCGATCCGAAAGCCTATTCGCGCGTCCCGTCGAAAGAGGATGACGCCAACGCCGTCACCGACGCGCTGCGCTATGTCAGCGATGATCAGGACATCGACATCAAGAAGTCCGCCGTTTTCCAGAACATGCTGGTTGAAGGGTTCGGCGGGATTGAGTGCACCGTAAAGCAGCTCCGCAATGGCGTTGTGGATCCGTATGTTGTCCAGATCGAGTGGGAGCGCCTCTACTACGATCCGCACTCCGCGCGCCTCGATTTTTCGGACGCTGCCTATAAAGGCTACGTCACCTGGATGGACGCCGATCAGGCGAAGCTGCGCTGGCCCGAAGCGGCGGCGATTATCGACAGCACAATGTCGAAATGCACCTCCGGCACATGGGACAATTACGACGACAAGCCGAAGTGGTCCTATTGGTCGGACTCGAAGCGCAACCGCGTTCGGATCAACACCCATTACCACCTTGTTGAGGGGGTGTGGCACCGCTGCGTTTTCACGCTCGCTGGCGAGCTGGAGCCGTCCGCGCCCTCGATGTTTCTGGATGAAGAGGGCAATCCAGAGTGCCCGCTGATTATGCAGTCGGCCTATGTCGATCGGGACAACGACCGCTACGGGATCATGCGCGACATGATCCCGATTCAGGATGGGATTAACAAGCGCCATTCAAAGGCGCTCCACGCGTTGAGCAATACGCGGGTCCGGGCCTCGCGCACGGTCGGGACGGACAAGAATGTAATCCGCGAGGAAATGGCCCGCGCTGATGGCGTCATCTTCGCGGAAAACGGAGAAATTCAGGAGCTTGGTAACGGGGCAGAGTTTTCCGGCCAGCTTGCGCTCCTTCAGGAGCTACAGGCGCAGCTGAAGGGCAACATTGGCCCGAACGCCTACCTCTCCGGCAAACAGGGCGGCGATCAGTCGGGCAAGGCCATTCTCGCGCAGCAGCAGGCGGGGATGACTGAGCTAACCCCGATGCTCGACGGATTGCGCCACCTGACGCTGCGGCTCTACCGGCAGATTTGGAACCGCATTCGCCAGTTCTGGACCGCCGAGCGGTGGATCAGGGTCACTGACGACGAAAAGAATGTCCGCTTTGTCGGGCTGAATACACCGCCCGAACTTTCGCCGCAGCAGGCTCAGATTGGCGCGATGAAGGTTCAGGCGGCGGTCGCTCAGGGCATAATCGACCAGGCGACGGCGCAGCAATACCTCCAGCAGATTCAGTCCATGGCGTCGGTCGGCAACCATCTGGCCGAGCTGGATGTGGATGTTGATATTGATGAGGTTCAGGACACGCCGACGCTCCAGCTGGAGCAATACAACGACCTTATGCAGCTACTCAGCAGCTCGGTTCTGCCGATGACGCCGCCGATGATCCGGCTGGTGATTCAGGCCTCGACCCTCCGCAACAAGGACAAGCTGCTCGACATCGTTGATCAGATGGAGAAGCAGGCGCAGCAGCCCAACCCTGCGAACGAAATAGCGATGCGGGAGAAGCAGGCCGGTGTCACCGCCAAGCAGGCGGGGGCGATCAAGGATCAGGCCGACGCTCGGCTCGCCACGGCGCGCGCGATGCAGATTGGGATGAGCATTGGCGGTCCACCGCCCATCCATCCGGCCTTCGGAGGTTGAAGGATCACTTAGCGGAAGTGCGGCGCGAACTGCGCGCCGCCTTCCCTGACGCAATTAGCGCGGACGCTGCCGTTTTCGACGGCGGCACGCGAATAGGGATTGGCGTCCGGTTCGCCGGATGGTGCGCTGGCGAGTGGGTCCGGTCGGCAGACGATCTGCCGGCAGCCCTCGCCAAGCTGCGCGCGAAAGTCACTCAACGAAATTCAGCGCCTCGGCGCTCAATGCCCGTCTCCGGGGCCAATCGGGAGCAAGAAGCCTGTCTCCGGGGCAATGCGGGAGTTTCGGGTCACCGCCGTAACGGGTGAGGAAGAGGGTTTATGGACAAGGAACTCGATGACATTCTGAACGGTAGCGATGAAGCTCCGGTGGAAGCGGCAAGTGCGCCGCCAGCTGCGGAGCCTCAAGAGCCGGTGGTCGTGGAAGATGGGGGGGCGCAAGGCCGAACCTACAACCGCGACGAAGCGGGCAAATTCGCTTCCAAGGGCGAACCTCAACAGCCCGCCGTCGAAGGCGGAGCCGAGGATGATGCGCCGCCTGCATCCGAGGATGAAAAGGGACCGATTCCAGTAGCAGCCCTCCAGAAGGAACGGACGAGAAGGCAGACCGCTGAAGAGCAAAGGCTAGCGGCAGAGGGGCGCGCAAACGCGCTGGCGGAGCGGCTTCGGCAGCTCCAGGCGCAGATGCAACCTCCTCCGCAAGCGCAAGTGCAGCAGCCGAAAGCGCCGGAGCCGCCAAACCGCTGGGATGACCCTGAGGGGTATGATCAGTGGCTGGTGACCCGCGCCGCCGAAGCTGCGCGCACCGAAGCTATGCGAACCTTTGAATATCAGCGCATCGCCGGTTCAGCTCAGCAGTTCGCAAGCCAAATGCCGGATTACATCGAGAAAGTCGGTGTGTTCGAGCAGATGGTCAACGCGAACCCGGCTTTGCTGGACCAGATGCACAATTCGCCTAACCCCGCGAAGTTCGCTTACGACACCGCGAAAATCCAGCTGGAGATCGCCCAACATGGGGGGATCGAAGGCGTGATCAATGCGCGTGTTCAGGAGGCTCTGAGGGGGCAGGCTCCAGCAGCGGAAACCCAAGCTCAAACCATTCCTGCAACACTTGCTGACGCTCAGAGCGCAAGAGGCTCTGGCGGCAGCTATAAGCCGCCGTCTCTGGATGAACTCCTGAGATAGCTTTCCTCATCCGCCCCTTCGGGGGCCAGAAGGACATTTAACACCATGGCACAGACTGCCGCCGCTACCGGACTGACTCCCCAGCAATGGGACGATCAGTTTTTCGCAGAATACATCCGCAACAACCCGTTCAAACCCTACATGGGCACGGGCGAAACCGACATTATCCAGGTCAAGCGCGACCTCAGCAAGAAGAAGGGCGACAGCCTGACTTATGCGCTGGTCAACCGCTTCACCGGGTCGGCCAATGACGGCACATCCAAGCTCGAAGGCAACGAAGAGGCGGGCAAGAGCCGGTCTCACAAGCTGACCGTCGCGCTTCGCCGCAACGCCTTCTCGACGACCGAGATGGACGAGCAGAAGTCGGCAATCGACATCCGCAACGCCTTCAAGGCGCAGATGAAGCTGTGGGCCGCCGAGCAGGACATTGCTCGCGTCGTCACTCAGCTCTACTCGATCGACGGCGTTGCTTATGCGTCGGCCACGGAAACGCAGAAGGACACTTGGCTGGCGAACAACGCCGACCGCGTTCTCTTCGGCGCGTCCAAGTCGAACAACTCGTCCAACGACCACTCGGCCTCGCTGCTCAATGTTGACGGCACCGCCGACAAGCTGACCGCCGCGTCTCTGTCGCTGATGAAGCGCATTGCACTGTCGGCCAGCCCGAAGGTCATGCCGGTAATGGACAGCGGCAACAACAAGCGCCGCTTCATCGTGTTCGCGCATCCGCTCTGCTTCCGCGATCTGAAAAACGATCCGGTCATCACGCAGGCTCAGCGCGAGGTGAATCTTGCCGAAGAGAACAGCCGCCTCTTCCAGGGTGGCGACCTTCTCTATGACGGCATGATCATCCACGAAGTCGATGACATGACGACGCTTACCGGCGTCGGCGCTGGCGGCATTGATGTCGGCGGCGTGTTCCTGTGCGGCGCTCAGGCCCTCGGCCTCGGCATCGCTCTTCCGTGGCAGACCCGCGAGAAGAAGGAGGACGACTACGGTAACGAACAGGGCATCGGCATCGTCACGATTGACGGGCTGAACAAGCTCACGTTCGGCACGGGCACCAACGACACCGACACTCCGAAGCAGCATGGTGTTGTCACCGGCTACTTCGCGGCGGTTGCGGACGCCTAATGAATTGAGGGGCGCGGCCAAACGCTGCGCCCCTCTTTCTTCCTCTCTTCCGGGATAAAAGCCAATGTCTCTCACTCTCCAGCAGGATGTGAAGGCCGACGGGATGAATCAGGGCGATCTTTACGCCGTGGTTTCCAATCTCGTCGACGCCGTGAACGCCCTCATCTCCGACCACAACACGCTCCGCACCAAGCTCAATGCCGACGCGGGCGTGACCGATACCAATTACGCCGCCTCGACCGCTTCAACCGTGAAGCTGACGAAGGGCTGACTCTAGCGGGGCTTCGGCCCCGCTTTTTTCTTTTCGGGGGAGGGGCGAATGTCGGCAACCTGTCTCGATATTGTCACCTATGCGATGCGCCAAGCGCGTCTCATTGGTCCCGGCAGAACGCCGAAGGGCGCTGAGGCCGATGAAGGCATGGTGGCGCTGCAATCGTTCTATGACGAGCTGCGAACGAACGCCATGTTCGGGCGGCTCAAGGACACTTACCTGACCGCCGACGCGACAGCCCAGGAGGGCCGCCGCTACCGCCTTGCGGCGGGGGTCACGCTCACTGACGCGACCAGCGATTATACCCCCGATAGTTGCGACGATTACGGTTACAGTTCCGATTGCTGCGACTACGGCTCGGGCGGCGTTGGGGCTATGCGCGAGCCGCGCGACCTCGCGCTTTATGAAGTGGTCCACAGCGACGGAACGCAGTTCGTCAAACTCTACGACCGGACGCAATGGGTCGATCTTCTCGACCTCACGCTGGAGGACATTGCGCCACTGTCGGGGCGCAGCGCTTACGGCCTAGCCGCCGCGCTATGCGTGTCGGGCGCTTTCGTGTCCGTCTTTGGTGGCGAACCATCGGCAACGGTCGTCGCGCTTGCCAATCGGTTCCTCGGCAGCCTTTCGGCCAAATACGGATCGTCGCACCCGCCGGATCATAGCTACGGGGAGTATATGTAGCCGTGCCGTCCATCGCTTACGGCACTGGCGCATATCGCCGCACGAACGGCAATTTCCCTGAGCTGAAACTAATCAACATGTATGTTGAGAAGTCGGAAACTTCGGAGAACAAGATCGCGCTGCTGTCGCGCCCCGGTCTCGGGGAGCTGGTGGTAAATGGAAGCGGTCCGATCAACGCCCTCCTCTCGAAGAAGGGGACGCTGAACGGGGACGTTTTCTCGATCTCCGGCTCGGCGCTGTATCGTGGAACCTCAGCGGTCGCGTCGGGCACGATTGCCGGAACCGGTCCCGCCTCGATGGACGGGAATGCGACCGAGCTGCTGATCACGCGCGGCTCGACAATGCGGAGCTATGTGGACACAGGGACGCCGGGAATCGCCAATGTGGCGTTCCCGGACGGATCTGCGGTCAGGGCGGTGTGTTTCATCGGCTCACTGTTCGTCGCCGTCAGGGGCGACACGCAATTCCCGGGCCGCTTCTATTGGTCCGACCTGCTCGACGGGCGGACTTGGGATGCTCTCAATTACGCAACCGCCGAGCGCGAATCCGACGCTCTTTTGGACATTGCGCCTCTAGGCGACAATGTCTGGCTGTTCGGCGCTCAGACGATTGAGGCGTGGTCGCACACCGGGGCCGCCGACCTTCCGTTCACGAGACTTGAAAACGTCGCCTTCGACAAGGGCATTATGGCGACGGGCTGCGTTGCAAAGGCTGACAACGGACTTTTCTTCGTCGGCTCCAACCGCAGCGTCTATCGTGTTTCCGATGTGCCGCAGCGCATCTCTGACCATGCGATCGAAGAGCGCATTTTGGCGTCGGCCACGGCCAAACTCTTCACCTTTCAGCATGAGGGGCACGAGTTTGTCGTCCTGCGGCTCGATACCGAAACGCTCGCCTATGATTGCGCCACCCAAGAGTGGTGCGAGATGCAAAGCTCGGGCGGTCAGTGGATCGTTTCCTGCGCCTGCATGGTGGATGATGTGGCCTACCTCGGCCACTCCTCAACCGGCCAGATTATGGGCTGGTCGGAATGGGACGACCTCGGGCAGCCGCTGGAGCGGCGCTTTACCGCCGCTCAGCAGCTCGACGCGCCTTATTCGATCAACAGCGTGAAGCTCTGGGTGAACGCCGGACAAACCGCCTTGCTGGAGGGAACCGGCTCCGAGCCGATCATCGAAATGAGCTTTTCCGACGACGCGGGGAATACCTGGTCGGCATGGGAGGCGGATAGCCTCGGCGCGACGGGAGATTATCGCGCGGTCCCGGAATGGCGGGCGTTGGGGCAATTCGACTTCCCCGGCGCGATTATGGACTTCCGCTGCTCCGACCCTGTTCCGCTGAGGATCAGCGCCGTCAAAATCAACGACCCTGGGGGTAAACGTGCCTAACATGCTTCAGGCCCTTGGTGGGCCTTCCGCCGATTTCGGTGCCGCTGCGCCAACTGCGCTCGGCGCTCCTCGTCCGGTCGATCACGGCGCGCTCCAAGCGCTGCGCGGCGGCCTGCCGAATACACAGTTTCCGCTCAACCCGACTGCTGGCGGTCCGGTGATGACTCCTGGCGGCGGAGGCACCAGCGCTCCGTTGCAGGGAACCGGCAATTTCGAGGGTCAGTTTCCTAGCGCTCCTGGCAGTATGGGCGGCGGAATGGGCTTTGGAATGATGCCGCGCGGTCCCGATGCTCGCGGCTACCGCCAAGATGCTCGACAGGCGTTCCACCAAGACCTGCAAAGCTGGCTGGCACAGCGGCCAACGATGGGGGCTGGCGGGCCGGACCAGTTCCGCACCGACATTATGACTTGGATGGGCCAGCGTCCCGACCGACGCGGCTTCTTCGCGGATTATTTCCAGCAGCATCCTTTCAGCGGCACTACGGCTCCTGCGGTAGCTCCGGGTGCGCCGGTTCAGACGTTACCGACGCCGCTCCCGGCAGTTCCAGCGCCCTCTGTCGCAGCTGCGCCCGTGCCCGATGCGGGCACCGTTGGAACTTCGTTTGGCGTGAACGGCGCAACCCCCGCGCAGAATCCCTACGGGCTGCCGACTTACTAAATGGCGCTGCGCCTCGACCGCCTCCAGGCGGCAAACTTCAACCCGCGTGGAATGCAGACGCTCTGGCAGCGGCACTGCGAGGCGCTGGAGGGAAACAGCGCCGACCTGCAAGGGCAGATTGACGCGCTGACGAACCTCAACAGCGACAATGTCCTGACGCCAGCGAAGAAGCCGCAATGGATATTGTGGGACTCGATGCTGACCGGCGAGCAGTCCGCGCTCGACGCAGAGGCCACCAGCTACGGGATAACGACCGAAAAGACCGCCTATGACGACGCCCTTGCGGCGCTGGCGAGCTATCTGGCTACACTCACAACGGCGGTCGCGTGGAATGATCTCAGCGGCAACACGACGATTGACGGTCCGACCTTTCGCTCGAAGTTCACCGATGTGACCGCCGCCAAAACGGCGCTCCAGAACAAGATGCATGAAACGGCCCGGTCCCTTGCGAACACAGCCCAAACGGCGGCGGATGCTGTCACTCTCAGCGATAAGATCACGGCAAGCTCGGTCATTCCCGCAGATTGCCTAACTGGATCGGACGCTGGTTCGAGTGCCACGATTACGATTGCGGCCAATACCCGGCTCTATGGCGATTCAAGTGAATTGGCGGTTTCGGGAGGGTTAATAACCGGTCTCGCCTATGCGACCGATTATGGCGTGTATTACGACGATCCGACCTGCGCCGACACGACGCCCAGCTATCATGCAACGACAACCCTCTCGCACGCGCTGAATAACTATGTTGTCGGTCGGCACTTTGTTGGGGCGCTGACCACTCCGGCGGCCGGCACCGCCGACACGACCGGCGGTTCCGCTCCTCCGGCGACAGGCGGCGAGTTCCACAACAGGTTCGACACGATATGATCCGGCGGACTTTCGATCCGGCCTTTCTGAACAGCGTCATCAATCACCCGGAAGTCCGTCCATGGGTCGGCGGCGAAGGCGAGGTTGATGTTACCGCGCAGCTGATCAATCCGAGTAATGTTGCGCTCGTCAACGAGTTCGGCGGGTTCATCCTCATTCAACACACGCCGGGTTCGTATGAAGTCCACTCGCAGTTTCTCCCGGAGGGGAGGGGCCGCTCCGCGCGCGAAGCGATGCGCGAGGGCTTCGATTACATGTTCACCCGGACGAATTGCGAACAGGTCATCACGCAGGTTCCCGACAACAACCGCGCTGCTGCGGGCCTCGCTCGGCTAGCCGGTTTTCGGGAGTTGTTCCGGCGTGAGAACGCGAAGCGCGGCCCGACCTCTTACATGGTCCTGACGATTGACGAATGGGCGCAGCGCAACGCGGCTCTGGAGGCTGACGGAGAGTGGTATCACGCGGCAACGGAAGTCGCGGTGAGGGCCGCGCGGCCCGACCTGCCCGATCATCCAGAAGATCCCGCGCATAACCGCGCCGTTGGCGCTGCCGTGCGGATGGTGAGGGCTGGCAACGCCGCAAAGGGTGTCGCCTTCTACAACCGGTGGGCGCACTTTGCCGGATACTCGCCGATCCGCCTCATTTCCGCGCAACCGGCAATAATCGACATGAGCGACGGCGGTCTGACGGTGATTGCCGAGGAGCGGGACGGAAACATGGAGATTGTATTATGCCAATAGGCTTGGGAACCGCCGCGCTTATCGGCGGCGGGCTTGCCGCTGCCGGGACTATCGGCGGAGCCGTCCTGTCGTCGCACGCGCAAAGCCATGCTGCCGATCAGGCCGCGCAGGCGCAGAGTCAGGCGACTGATGCGCAGCTCCAGCTCGGCCAGCAGTCGCTGGCGCAGCAGAACGCGCTGGCACAGCAAAGCATGGGCCTGAATCAGTCCCTCTACAATTCCAATTACGACACACTCTCGCCGTTCGTTAGCAGGGGCAATGTCGCGGGTGACGCGATCAACGCGCTGCTCGGGCTGCCGCAAGCGCCGACGATGCGCTCTCCGCTCGAAACCGCTTCCGGGGGCCTTGCCCCGATCCAGCTTCCTCCGCAGCCAGCTGGAGGCACGCCGACGCCCGCACCGGGCCAGCCTCCGGCGGGTCCGGTAAATCCGCTGCTTGCAGTCCCTCGGGCGGCGCAGGGCGGCGGCTACCAATACTGATCATCCCTCCCCGCCGTATCGTGCGGCTTAATCGGGAAAACATCTGATGCGCTACATTGAAGGAACGTCGCTGCCTGCGGGCTACGGCGACGATGGGTTCAATTACACACCTTCGCCCGTTGGCGGTGGGTTCGGCGGCGGCTTCACGCGCCCGCCGACTCCGCTGCCCCCTGTCAGCACAACCCCTGCACCGGCTCCGGCACCGGCACCATCTCCCGCTCCGACTCCCGCGCCAGCGCCCGCCCCGGCGGGCGGCACGACCTCAACGGGAATGTCGCCGCAGGAACAGGCGCTTTATGATTTTGCACACTCTGCCGGGATGGATTTCATCCTCAAGCAAGGCGAGAACGCAATTCAGCAGAATTACGCAGCTCGCGGCGCGCTCGACAGCGGAGCGGCCATGAAGGCGCTGCGCGATTACGGGCAGAACACGGCGCAAGCTAACTACTTCATGCCGTATATGGGTCTGCTCGGCGGACAGCAGGCGACAGGCGCGGGCGCTGCCTCTTCGATCGCTGGTGTCGGCTCCAGTTTTGGCAACACGGCTGCCGGGATCAATTCCAACCTCGCCAGCGGCATAACCGGCATCAACAACAGCATGGGCGGCGCGCTCCAGAATGGCGCGGACAACGCCGCTGCGGCGGCTGCGGCGCGAGGCATGGCTGGGGCCAACCTTGGCAACGGCATTGCGACCGGCCTTGGACAGATTGCCGGTTCCATGATCCCCTACGGCTCGTCCTACGGCGGTTATGGCGGCGGCTACGGCGCATATAACGATCCTTACGGAATGCTCGGGACCGATCCCATTGCGGGGTCAATCGGATGACGCCGCAAGAGGAATTGGAGCTTCGCAAGCGCCAGCTGGAGGCTCGTCGTGGAAAGCCGGGTCTGAGCGCCAATGTGGCTGATCTCGAAAAGCGCATCGCGGAATTGGAGACACTGATCAATGGCTGATCCTTATTCGATCATTGCCGCCTATCCGAACGCTGGCGAAGGGTTCCTTCGCGGAATGCAGCAAGGGCAGCAGCTCCAGCAGCAGCAGCGCATCCGGGATGCAATGGCCGCGCTGTCGGGGCGGAACGATCCGAACGCGCTGCGGTCGCTCTATGCCGCCGATCCGAAGCTCGGAATGGAAATGGAAACAACGATTGGCAAGCGCGAGGATCGCCAGCGCGAAGCCGACACGCGCGCCGCCCTTGCGGCCTACATCACCGGGGGCGACGGCTCGGCTACGGGGGGTGTGTCTGCTCCAACCGCGTCTGGAGCGCCGCCTACCTCGCCGGGAATGGGCGATGCCGCCGCGACAGCCGCCGCGCTCGACCCGGAGAAGTTCATCACCGTCGCTGGCAAGAAGAGCAACATCACAAAAACGCAGCTCGAAACCTCGATCAAGGTTCACGATACCGCGATGCAGATTCTCGGCGGCGTCCACGATGACGCCAGCCTCCAGGCGGCGAAGCAGGAAGCGAGGGCGCTTTATCAGCAGTATGGCGGCGATCCGTCGTTCATCGACCAGATTCCCGACACCTATGATCCGAAGGTTATCCACGACCTCGAATTGCGCGGCATGGACACCTCGCATCAGCTGAATGCGCTGGCGCACGAGAACGATGTCGGATCGCTAATCACCACGCGCGCCGCGACTACGGCGGAACACATCCGCCACGATCAGGCGTCGGAGGCGAATGTGCAGCGCGGGCAGAACATCTCCTCAGCCGACAGGCAGCGCGGGCAGAACCTCGCTCACGGGCCGAAGGGCGCTCCGAGTAGGCCAGCCACGCCCTCGACCGTCATCGGCGGCATCATGGCAAAGCGGGCCGCCGGCCAGCCGCTCACCGCGCAGGAGCAGCAGCTCTACAACGACTACCGCACCGCGAAGAAGCGCGGCGGCGGCTCGGCTCCTGTGCGCGTCAATTCGGTTGCAGAGGCCCGCGCCTTGGCT